TCCAGCACACACGCCTTGCCCACTGCCTCGGCCTGGGCGGCGGTCGCATTCTGATAGGCCGTTACCGAGTCCTTCAGCTTCGCGGCGGCCGAGACGGTGGATGCCTGGGCCTCCTCCGCCTTCGCCGCGGCCAGCGTCCGGCTGGCGGCCGCCTCGCTGAGCATGGCGCGGGTATTCTGGATGGCGGCCGCGCCCACTTTGCTGGTGAGCAGCACGGCCGCTGCGGCCGCCGAGCCCGCGGCCAGGGCACCGACATCGAACGACTCGGCCAGCGTGGTCATCAGCGGTGCCAGGTGGGCCGCAACCTGTGTGCCGGCCCCCTGGAACGACCGCTGCAGATCGTCGACGGCATCCTTGAACGCATTGAGGTTCTTGACGTCCAGCTCGGACAGGACCAGGCCGGCCTGCTCCGCCTGATCGCCGATTTCCTGGAAGCGTTTCCCGCCGTTGGCCAGCAAGGGCAGCAGCGCCGTGGCTTCGTCCGCCATGGCCTCCATGTAGGTCGTCATCTGCTGCTGGTTCACGCCAGCCTTCTGCAGGCTGTCGTAATACAGCTGGAGCGCCTGCGGCCCGGACAGCTGGCGGAACGATTCGATCGTCACGCCCACGGCCGGCGCGATCTGGTCGAAAAACTGCTTCATCTCGCCGCCGCCGCTGCTAGCGAATTCACCGATGCGGTCGTTGACGTCCTTCAGGATGTCGGCCAGCTTTTCCTGATCCACGCCAACCGTCTTGGCGCCGGCTGCCATGCGCTGGAATTCGGTCGTCGATGCGTTGGCGACGGACGACAGGCTAGCGATTTCCCGGGCTGTCTCGGCGGTATGCATGACCAGGCCGCTCAAGCCCGCCACGACGCCGGCGGTACCGGCACCGATGCTGGAGAACGAAATCCCGGCCACCTCCCCCAGGCGGTCGAAGGCCGCATCCACCTTGCTCAGGCTGGAGTCGATCTTGCCAGCCGTCTTTTCGACCGACCGCTCGCCGCTGCTCAACTCCTGGCGCAGCTGGGCCGTGGTGGCCTCGATGCGGATCAGCATCCCCTGGACGTCTTGGTCTGACATACTCTTCTCCGGGAAATAAAAAACCCGCCGAAGCGGGTTATTTAAATAAAACTTCTGTACTAATTTTTAATTAATATCTCTTCTGGCTCTATTGCATTTTCATATCCATCAATCTCCACTCACCTTCTTTTTTAAAATATACCAATGTTGCCAAATAACCTGTCCTAATCATTGCACCAAAACCATTTTGCGAATCCACATAAGCACGGACAGAGAACATACATCCTCCAAGCGCCTTAACTTCTACCGAAGAAATATCAGGAAACCTAGCAGTAGCTGGTGATTTCAATGCAACTTCTACAAATTTCCTCGACATTGAATAAGCACTTGAAGAAGAGTAGCACTCTTTCTCTGCTATTCTCGCGGCGCGCTCTTGCTGCATGGCTTCTAAATTTTCAGGGCTTCTATGTACAAAAAAGAACCACCCCCACACCGCAATTAATGAGCATGAAGTTGATATCAAAGCAATAGCTATCTTTTTATTGCCTCCCCAAGCGTTCGCTTGCTTTCTGCAATAAGAGAAAACAAAGTTGACAACTAAAGAGCTTGCAAGAAACAGTGTTATTCCCAATAACATTCCCACCTCCTAAACTAGAAAATAGGAATGTACCAAAACGCCAGCACAAAAACCCAGCATACGACCTGCTGGACAAGAAGCTGGCCTGCTCATGAAACTGCTGCAGAAGAAATAGCTAACCGCCAGACGAGGAGTAGGCCATGTCATTGCTGGACCGTTTCAAGCATCTGTTCGGGGTAACACAATCAGAGGCAGCCGAGCCTACTCACACGCCTCCCAGTACCCAGACTGCTCCAGCCACTCAGCCAGTCGATAGGGTGACGCCATCCCCTATCAAGCGGACTCGTACACTGCACAACAACTTCATCTGCGCCGTCGTTGGTGAATCCCACAAGAACAAGGACGGCAAGAGTCGGCAGACCATCATCAAGCGTTCCGTCAGCCCAGGCATGGCCGCCGAGCTGCGGCGCGAGCCAGATAACAAATACGACCCGAATGCCGTCGCTGTATTTGTTGACGGGCAGCAAATCGGCTACCTCAAGCGCGAAGTGGCAGAAAGACTCTGCTACCTGATAGATGACCCGGCCTATGTGGCAGAAGCTCTGGTAAACGGGGTGTACGGAGGAACGCCCGACAAGCCATCCGTTGGCGTGACGCTGGATCTGTCCGTTTACGAAATAGCCCTCTAACTGCATGGCTGACTTACCTCGCCCTCAGCGCCCTCCGCATCTCCTGCGGCGTCTGCCTCTCCGGCGCCTTCTTCCCACCCCCGAACGGGTGGAACGCTAGCGACCATTCGATCTTGGCATCCATGGCGATCAGTAGTTCGGGGATCGGCGTGCGCCAGGCTACCTCGGGCAGCCAGCCGAGCAGGCCAGTGGCTACGCCGAACAGGTAGTCGACGTAGCTGCCATCCCTTACCGCGCTTTCGCGGCCGTCTTCGTGGCCGGTTCCGCGTTTCCCTCGGCGCCCTCTTCGTTCGCCCGCGGGTTGAGCAGGACCATCAGGTAGGGGCGGATCTGGGCGTAGGCGGTAACCACGCCGGCCTGGAACACGGCCTCTGGCAGGGCTTCGGCGGCCTTGCCGGTGAGTCCGGCGCCGGCGGCGATCACCTGGGCGACGGCATCGACGGACAGGGCGTCGCAGGCCTGGGCCGCCTTCAGCAGGCCACCATAGCGCAGCTCGATGGCGCGCACGGCGGCCAGATTCGGGACTAGGGTGAAGACGTCTTCGCCGATGGTGACGATGGTGGTGCCATGCAGGGTCTGGGTTGTCATGGGAAATTCCTCGATTCAGAAGGGAGAAGGCCCGCCAGAAGCGGGCCGGAGAGTGGGTTAGACGCCTGGGTCTTCCATGACGCCGCTGTTGACGGCCACGGTGACCACGCGCTGGACGACGTCGTTGCCGGAACCGGGCTGTTTGCGCACGCCCTGGACGGCTACGGCAAGGTAGTCGGTGAGGCCATCGACGTACTGGATTTTGACCGGGTACAGGTAGTAGTAGCCGGCGCGGTCCTTGCTGGCGGCGATCAGGGCATCCTGCCCCGCATCACCCGCATCGAACGCGATGGTCAGGTCGGTGGTGCCGCCGTCAGATACTCCTTTCAGATGAGTGACGCGGGACTTGGCCAGGGCAGTGTAGGACACGTCACTCACCGAGTCGCCGTAGTCGCCGATGCTGACCAATTCGCCAATTTCGGTGTAGGTGATACTGGCTGCCTTCAGCGCGGCCAGGTCAGTTGCTTCGACACCGCTCAGGGCGGCGGTGAGTTTGGTGCCGATGAACACGCGAGTGCCGGCGCCGGTCATGACGGACATGGGTTATCTCCTAGGGAGTGATGCCGCGGGCGCGGCAGGAACGAAAAGGCCCGCACGGGGCGGGCCGGATAGGTTGAGCGGGCGTCAGTGCTGGGTCAGCACCTGCAGAACGACCTGCCCCTGGTAGGTGCGGCCGTCCGGCTCGCGGTTGGTGCTCTTGCGGCGGACGCTGATGCGGGTGGACTGGCCCGATGCCAGCGGCAGGCTCTGGCCGTGCACGGCGGCGTCGATCTCGCCCATCAGGCGCTTCACCTCGGCCTGCCCCGGGTACTGCGACCAGACGGACAGGTACAGGAAGCGCTCGTCCAGGCGGCTGGCGAGGAAGTCACGGTTGGCGGCGACCTCGTAGTCGAGGGTCACATAGGGAAACGCGGCCTCCTCCGGCACGGCGTCGTAGACCGGGCAGGAGAGCTCGGCGGTCAGGCGCTGGTAGAGGGCCTGCTGCAGGGCCAGGGACGGATCGCTCACGGGCCACCTCCGGCGGCGCGGGCCAGGGTGCTGGCGATGGCCTGGCGGATCAGCGCCACCATTGCCTCGCGGTTCAGGTCGTAGGCCGGGCGCACGAACGGATGCGCCGGGCGGGCCGGGATGTCCGGGTACTTGCCGAACCAGTGCGTTCCATCGCTCTTGTTGCTGTCGCGCCGGTTGCGATTGCCGGCGCGCTTCTCGCCGGACAC